GTGGGTTCGAATCCCGCCGGCTCAGCCAAACAAAAAAGCCAGCAAACAAGCCTTATTCAGTATTTATCGGCTTATTTGCTGGTTTTTGAAAAACATCTTTTTGCGTTAAAACTTGATTTTTTGCGTTAAAACTTGATTTTTTGATTTATAATCCAACACGAAATCCAACACGAAATAAATAAATTACGCTTGCTTTTCTGATTTTGAATTGCAGTCGGATTTATTTTTGGAATTTGAGTAGGCGAAAACATTTAAAATTTTCTTTGTGAGTTCATCTGCGTGGTCTTTGAGAGTGTGCTGGTAAATTCGTTGGAGAGTTTCAACATTCTCCCAGCCGCCTATCTCGGCTATGTATTTGTCTGGGATTCCTTGAGCGTGCAGTTCGGAAGCAAAATAATGGCGCAATGAATGAAATTTGAAATACGGTAATTCGGAATTTTTTCGGCACTTTTTGAAATGGTCGTCAATGATGCCCGGATTGATACCGAAGTGATTCCATTTAAGACATTCTTGTATCAGTTCTCTGTCGAGTGGGACAACACGGTTGCCGGCAAAGCTCTTTGGAGTTTTTTTCAAAATCCAGTTTTGGCCCGAATCCTGAACAAGTGACTTGTTGATTATAACACCGAAGTCTGTAAAATCGTCAGGAGATAGGGCAGATATCTCAGAACGGCGTAAAGATCCGTGACTTGCGAGCAACACGGGAACTCTAACATAATCATCGCAAAAGTCAAGCAATGTGTTGATTTGTTCTGTTGTTGGCACGGCAACTTCAACTTTTTGTTTTTGCGGAAGTCTGATTTTGGATAAATCCAATTGACGATAATACACACTCATTACGGAGTGAAACAATCCGTATATATTTCTAACACTCTTAGGAGAATGTGTGACTGCAAGTTCGCTTACGGAAGCTTGAACAAGTTCGGCGGTGATGTTCCTCAGCTTCATTGGCATAAGCAATTGCAAATATTTATTTTGGTATTGCTCATAACCCCTAATTGTTGACGGACTTGACACACCTCGCTTGATACCTATGTATCTTTCGTATGCCTCTTTAAGCGTGAGATCGTCATAACTTGCCGAACTTCTCTGTCTGTTGTGGCTGAATTCCATTGCCATGTACTCGGCTTCTTTTTTCGTTTTTGCTGTAAATGACTTGTAGTGCCATTTACCGTTTTCGTCTTTGTAGTCAGGTACTAAAACACGATAGTTGCCCGATTTCAGTTTTTTGGCTTTTGCCATAATATCATCTCCTGTAATGTGGTATCGGCTCTTGTTCCACCAAGTAAAAATGCCGACGCCCTTTCAATTTTCCTCGTACTGTTCCAGCAGTACGGGGATTTTTTAATTACCAAACCATTTAAAGGCTCGTCTAAATCCTGCTTCTTCTGCTTCAGCCACCGTCATTGCGTAGAATTCCCCTTTCTTGCTAATTTTAGTAGAATCATATTGTTGGTCGAAAGGCAAATGATATATTTTTGTTTCACCATACATATCACGACCAATATTACATTTTATACATGGGTAATCATCAACTTCAATATTTTCTTTGAATTTTATACCTAAGTATTTTGCCATTTTCTTAGCCATAGGAGATAGTTGAATATTTGTTATTAAAACTCCCTTAACATTTTCTTTAGGGCAATTGTGCTCAATGCAATAGCTTGCCATAGTACCATATAGTTGAGTTATATGTTTTTCATGTATTTCTTTTTTTGAACTCCAATATTTACATTCTCTTGTAGACTTGACCACGGTTGCCGACATCAACAATTGTTATAAGAAGAATATCGTTATTGATTTCATAGATAACACGATAATTGCCGACACGCAGACGGTAAGCGTTGCTGTTTCCTGACAAGGCTTTTACATCACCGTCAGGAAGTTTTGAAACAGCTTTCAAAATCCGTTCTTGTTGATTACGGGGCTGAGATTTAATAAACTTCTGAGCCTTTTTGTTCAGTTCAATTTTATACTTTATCACAGATTTATCCCCAACTCATTGGCAAAATCTTCAAGGCTGACATTTTCGCTTGAGTCAGACGGGTTATTCTTGTATTCGTCATAGAGTTTCTGGCAGTAAGCGTCATCTTCTGCGTCATCTACGATATGTCTTAAACTTTGCAACATAGTGAGCAGTTCTTCAAGCTGTTCTTCTGAAAAGTCGTTTATAAGGTTAATAATTTTTTCTTTTGCTGACATACGGAATCCTCCTTGTTTTATAGTATTCAAAATTCAATATAAATAATATTTCCTACACGCTTGAAATCAGGCGTGTTTTTCTTTTATGTCTGAAAAATCGGGAGTTGTGTATTTTGCGTTGCCGATTAAATCTTCTGAATATTCAAGCAATTTTTCTTTTCCGCTGTCATTCAGAAGGCGATAGTTGGAAATCAGTTTACTTTCAACTTGCGTGTAGCTTTGACTGTTACTCAAGTCATATAAATCATCAAGAGTAAAACCCATACTATGTACTATAGCTTTTGTACTGGTCAGAAAAGGTTCTTTTGTTTGACCGGCAAACAATTTATCAATTGTGCTTTTTGAAATTCCGGTTTCTTCTGAAATCTGTTTTGATGTTTTCCCAGAAATTTTTTTCATTTTTTTTAGCGATTCAAGCCACATTTTTTTCACCTCACAACTGAATAATACCACCTTCAAATCTATAAGTCAATAAAAAATTGCCGACTTCGGAAACAAATTTCAAAAAAGGTATTGACAATTGCGGATATCGGATATATTATAATGACAGAAGTTGCTTATATCGGCAATTTAAGGAGGTGAAAGTAATGAAAAATCTCAAAGCTGAAATGGCAAGAACTGGAGTTAGCAAGGAAGATATCATGAATCTCTTAGGTTGTTCTCTGAGAACTGTTGACAATAAGTTAGATGAGATAACTGATTTTACTATTCCTGAAGCATTTAAAATCAGAGATACTTTCTTCCGTAACATGAGAATGGAATATCTTTTCTGTTCACAGAAAACCGCATAAGAACCGATACCACATTACAGGAAAATAACTGCAAGGGGGTGAGAGGAATGTTTGCTAAATACATTAAAAGTAGGAACTACAAAAAAGGTAAACACGATGTTGTTATACGCTTGAATAATTTCAGTAGTGACAATCAAAAAGAAGATGTGATATGGGAAATAAAACAATTGATGAACCGTATAAACCATACATCCGAAAGTAAGATAAACTACAAAATAAAAATCGGCTGAACATAAAGCTCAACCGATTTGATGTTATCAGTTATTCGACACTGTAAAGAGAATCATATGAGACATCAATAGGGTCGGTGTCATTACAAGCCTCTATAAATAAAGAAGTTGGTACATCATATTTAGGGTCTTGTTTCAAAATTGACAAAGTTGCATAAATCATGCCGTCATCTTTCATCAACTTTACTTGTTCATATAATTCTGAAACCTTAACTTTAATCGCAGACATATTCTCACCTCCTCTCTGATTATAAATAATATCACGAGTTGAGATGAAATACAAGTTAAGCAAACAGCGTAAAGAACCGATACCACATTACAGGGAAATAAAGGTAGGGGGTGAGGAAATCAATTCTAAGAAACTCAAAGAGTTAATAAAAAATGCAGGCTACACACAGGTAAGACTTGCAGAAGAACTTGACATATCACCCAACTCTCTTTCATCTAAAATAACGGGTAAGTCCGAATTTACTTTAAGAGAAGCAAGAAAAGTTTGTGAATGTCTTGATATAGCAGACCTGAGCAAAAGGGCAGAGTTGTTTTTGACATAAAAAAACAAGCACCGACGGTCCTTTCATCGGTACTTGTTCCCAATTTTTTTACCTGTGTAAATTGCAGTCAGAAGTGAGTACAAAGGTTTCTCTCGCTTTTTTAACTGGTGAGGAACCAGTGAACTTCGTCTCAACATCTGACATCAGCAAAAGGACTACCGATTTCTTGATTTACTGCGTCACTTAAGCGGTTTGGCTCCGCTGTGATAGCCTTAGCATTCGCATTTAACAGGAACCGGCAAAGTCAAAAGTTTGGTCAAAATAACCAACTCCTTCCTTTTGCCCAAAAATAGGCTAATTTAATTATACAAATATTTTTGTATAATGTCAAATTATTTTAAACCTGATACCACATTACATAAAACAAAAGTAGGGAGGTGAGAAGAATGATGAGTGATGATGACAGAGCAAAGGTTGTAAAGTGCCTTGTAGATTTCATTGATAAGGTTACAAAAAAAGAACGACCTTCAAAGGCAGAAGTGGAAGTTCTGCCCGAGGTCGTAAGAGCTTTAAGAGAATTTAATACCTTGTAAAGAACCGATACCACATTACATAAAACAAAAGTAGGGGGGTGAGAGGAATGGGCGACATTATCATATTGATACTTATGATTATTCTCGCAGTTTCCAAAACTATAGAGGCGGTACTAACCTTTAATGAAGTATGTGAAGATCGTTCCAATAATCATTGCAACAATCTCAACGATAGTTCCGATGATTTTCCAGAAAGACGGTTTCTTATACCACGGCTTCTTATTGCGGGAATTTGCATCGGTACGACTGTCGGATACGGAATCATAGTAGTTAAAGAAATCTTTCTGTAAGCGTTTGAGAATGTTTTCAGCAAGTGCTTTACTGCTTTTGAAATCAATAGGCAGGCATACGGTGACGGAAATGTTATCGGGAGTGAATGAGGCGGTAATATAATCATCATTCTGTGAAAAATCAAATGTGAAAAATTCAAAGGCTTGTACATTAAGATTTTTAGGAATGTCATTTATATCCGCAGAAACGGTTGTGTTATCGGAACAGTATGTAAAGGTACATTTGCAAAAATCAAAAGGAATGCAGTCTTTTAAAAGATTATAAATCTCAGACAATGTCTGAGCAGTAAATTTGTTGTAACTGTCTGATGACAGCTGTGCAGTAGCTTTATATTTTGTGTTCATAATCAAACCTTCTTTCGTTCTGATTATAACATAACGGTCAAGACAGAACCGATACCACATTACAGGAAAATAAAAGTAGGGAGAATCATTATGAATGAAATCAGAGTAAGAATTAAAGACCTCATCAAAGAGCTTCAAATGTTGCAAAAGGACGGCTACGAATGTGCCGACCTCATAATTGAAGAAGCCGAACCCGAAGAAGGCATTCCGGCTCGCATTATGCTCAGCGACTACGGCTGTGTATTTGAATGCAAAGACTGACCCAAGAACCGACAAGGGGGGTGAGAGAATGAGCCGAATTACAGTAAGGATTGATGACCTAATCAATCAGCTTAACGAATTAAAACGAGATGGAGCTGAAAAAGTTTTGCTTGAAATTGAAGAAGGTGTTGCAGACCCCGAGGAGAATTGTCCGAACAGGATCAATCTGATGTCTGCATATAATCCGAGTGAAATTTTTTTGGAAGTTTATGAAAGCGACTAAAGCAAAAGTCGATATCAGATTACAGGAATAAATAATGAAAGGGTGAGAAAAAATGCCAAGAAAATTAGCCAAGCCCGAGGACCAAATGAAAAGACAGCTGATTGCCAATATACAGTATGAGGCAGAAATCAGAAGTATTGACCGTGAAGGACAGGCTCTTGTAGCACATTGTTCTGAGGGCACCTACAGGAAAAGAATTAAAGATCCGGGTACTTTTACGGTGGAAGAGTTGTCAAGGCTTGCCAACAAATTTGGCATACCTATTCAGAACCTTTTCAAGGCAAGGGTGGTAGCTGATGAATGACAAAACACTTGACGAACTAAATGACATGGCAAAAAGGTGGATAGACGGAGAGGTTAATCATCTTGAAGTTGTATCACTAAAGTTATTTGATAGGTTATTAGTACTGGAACTTGCTAACGCCTATTCTATGTGCAAGGTTGGTTTGCTCAGCGAAAAATACACTGCCGCATATAAATTAAAATTCTTTCAGGAGTATCGTGAACTAAAGCTCAAGACAGAACATTTGCTGGTCCAACAGGAACAGCAGATTGACTCCGTGAGGAGTGCAAGTGTAACTCTTTCGGAAGTCTGCAAGGAATACGGTAAAGATGAGGTTGACCTCGTTAAACTGTGCGAGTTGCAGGCAAAGGCAATTGATGAGCTGACACATGAGAATGTACATATCAAGCTGTGGAACTCGGTCAGAGCATACAAAAAGCCGAAAGAATACGCGAGGCGGCATATGAATAAGATTATCGATGAGCTTATTGACAGGTTCGGCAGTAAAGTACCGTTTGAGCAGGTTGTTATGTCGTATCTCAACACTTGCCTTAAAGACAACCGCAGAGAGATGTGGGAACAATTGACAGGCGATGACTATCCTACGAAGGCAAGACAGCAGTTGCCGGTTAAAGACGGTAACGCAAAGGGCGAGCTTGAATCAATGAAGAAACATTACGGTGTGAGAACAGGGAAAAAAGTTGTAAAGGAGAGTGTCGAAAAATGATTTTTGTATCAAGAAAGAAATACAAGCGTTGCAAGAGACAGCTTGAAGATGTGCAAGTAAGATTAGCTTCAACAAAAATTGAACTTATTGACGCACATAACGATGTCAGATATTTAAGAGACAGAATTGTTAGAGCTTTCAATGGCTTTAATGAACTTTGTGAAAAGAACAATTTGCCTTTGCCGTTTGATTTGAAACTGATTGAAGAAAGTCTCGCAGATAAAGGGCATATCGAAATTGAAGAAACAGCAGAGGATTATATTTGTGCAAGCTATAAGGAGTAAAAAATGATTTTCAGAAATTGGAAGAGCAAGGGAGAGTACAAAGCTAATTGTGCTAAGCAGGAACAAGACATCAACAGACTTAATGAAAGAATTGATGACTCAGAAAATGTTGAAGCTATCCAGCTCGGAATTATTGACCGACTCAAAGCGGAGAACAACGAACTCAGAGCCGAAATTGAGAGGCTCAAAACGGAAAATCTGACACAGGGCTTTGAGTGTGTCGGAGTATCGGCTATTTGATTGTAAGGAGAATGGAAGTAAATGAAAATGAGAGTCTATAAGTGTGATAGCTGTAACAAAGTTATCACAGATCCGTACACAGTTAACATGAGGGAATTCTATTTAGGGTTTGATGCTGATTGCCTTGGCCTTATCGGGATTGCAATTCCTTTTGAATGCAAGAGAAAAATAAAAATACATCTATGTGATGATTGTTTCAAAGGCTTGCATGTTATTGCCGAAAGAAAGAAGCGTGAAAAGTAATGGAAAGAAAACCGACATTGACTACGATTGCAATCGAAAAACTGCATCCACATCCTGACAACCCTCGTAAGGTTATCGGGGACATTGATGAGCTTGCTGACAGCATTAAGGCAAACGGCATTCTCCAAAACCTCACGGTTGTGCCGATGAATGACGATTGGACGGAGTTTACTGTTATCATCGGACACAGAAGATTAGCAGCGGCAAAGCAGGCAGGATTAACTGAACTTCCGTGCGCTGTTGTCGAGATGACTGAAAAGGAACAGTTATCTACAATGTTGACTGAAAATATGCAGCGGTCAGATTTGACAGTTTATGAGCAGGCAAAAGGATTTCAGATGTTGATTGACCTCGGGGACAGCGTTGCCGAGGTGGTAGAGAAAACAGGCTTTAAAGAAAGCACCGTAAGAAGGAGACTCAAACTTGCAGAACTTGATGAAGAATCCTTCAAGGACAGCCAGCTCAGACAACCCACATTGGCAGACTACGAGCGTCTGAATCAGATTAAGGATATTGATGTAAGGAATGAATTACTTAAATCAATCGGTACTAATAACTTTGATAATCGACTTTATTCAGCCGTGCAAAAGCAGAAAACAGATGAAGAAAAAGAAAAAATTGAAAAGCTCTGTCTTGAACATGGAATGATTAAAGCGCAGAAACATGACGAAATTCCAAGCAATTACGAATATACGGGATTTTTTGCGTTCAAAGATTTGATTGGTAAAGACTTTGCGGACGGCAGGAAAAGATATTTTTATTTTGGTTACGGCTCAAACATCTACATTTACGCAGAAGCATTAGAAAAGCAGGAAAAGAACGATGCCGAAGAAGAAAAGCGAAAGCTTGAAGAGCAGAGATGGGACGAGCTTGTTGAACAGGCGGAAGAAATAGACGAACGCTGTGAGGCCCTCAGAAGAGACTTTATGCTTAATACGAATTTCAATGACAGCAACAAGAAGCAGGAGCTTGTGAAGTTTATTGTAGCCCAAGTGGCGGCAGGAGCCAGTAACAAAAAATATCGTTTTGAAGAAATTATCGAACACGACTTTGAAGATGATGAAAACATAGATAGCTACATCAACGAACATTGGAACAATGACAGCGGCAGAATGCTAATGGCGACGGCATACGCTTTGAGCCAGAGGATTTACGGTTCGTTCGATTATATCAGTGTAAATTATTCGGACAAGACATTCAGCCGAAAAAACAACCCGGAATTAAACAAATTTTATGCCTTACTCTGCAAACTCGGCTATGTGCTGAGTGATGAAGAAATTCAGCTCCGTGACGGCACACATCCGATTTTTACAACAGGTGAAGTAAAATAAACTAAATAAGTTAATCACGCTCTGCACAGCGAGATTATATATATCTCATTTTATACCTATACCTACTTTTCTGAATATTACCATTTTACAAATATCTCAGACAGGTGCAGCTGTCTGAGCTGACTTTTAAACGAGGAGAATAGTCATGAGAGAATATTTATTCAGAGGTAAGATGATAGCTAACGGTAAGTGGTCAGAGGGCAATTTGCTTGTTACTAAACAAGGTTGCTGTATAACACCCGATGCAACCGTTTTAGGCAGCTATGGTGCAGTAGATCCAGAAACAGTTGGGCAGTACACGGGTATGGTTGATAAGCACGGCACAAAAATTTTTGAAGGAGATATCATTGATTTTTCTGACCGTTCAGACGGTGACGGCTACGGAGTTGTTCGGTACGATGCCGAAGAAACAATTTTCGAGTTTGAGTATGATAACTTCTGCGAGGATTTAGGGCGGCGTTATTGGCCTGAAAACGTTGAAGTTGTAGGCAATATCTACGATAATCCCGAACTTTTAGGAGATGAAAATAATGGCAAAAAATGAGGAAGAGAATACAGGGTACATTACTCAATCTACTCGTCATTCTATGCTTGTATCATTGAGCCGTGAAATCAATGTGATTTCAGACGAAAACGCAGTGTTATACGACACAATAATCGAATTGTGCAAAAAGTTCTTTCCTGAAAAAAACAATCAAAAATTTTGCGCTCAATGTAAGATTATGGAGAAAGGAGCTTATGCACCTAATCCTATTGATGATCCAACCACACCCTACATAGAATCTCACATACTGAGATTAGAAATGCTTGCAACCGGAAATATGGAGCTAAAAGACCAAATTGTTAAAATGTGCCGGCTGTTACTTGAGGAGAAAGACAATGACAAAGGCAATGACAGAAGTAAAACTTTGTTTACAATATTTGACACTCCCGAAAATGCCCCGAAACTGTGGAACAGAAGAACATATTGCTATCAAGCCGAAAGAGCCGTACAGGATATGACTGCCGAAAAAGCAATTGAAGTGTTGAATAAAATCGGCGAAGAAACAAACATTGAAGATACACTAAAAAATTTGAGCAATTCCAATATATTTACCGCTCTTAAACTTGCCGTCCATGCTCTTGAAAAGCAAGTGGCAAAAAAACTTAAAGAAGTGATACGCACAAGTAGCAATAAAAAGAGCAGAGTAAAAGCGTTTGAACATAATTATAACCACCAGAATTGGCAAGATCAGGTGCCGATACCCGAGTACAAAGAATGGCAATGGACTGACTATCAATGCCCCATTTGCAACGCCCTCATCAAAGAGGGCAGACCTGAATTTTGCTGGCGCTGCGGACAGGCTTTTGACTGGTCAGATGAAACGGAGAGTGAAAATAATGAAAAAAGGGACAACAGTTGAAAGTGGATATGATGCCGAGGGACGCTGGCATTTGAAGCTCAGAAAAGCCAAAGGCAAGTTTACGCTCGACGAAATAATTGAAGCGGCGAAAGAATGGGAAGAAGATTACTACGCCGTGATAATTAAAGCAATGAGCGACGAGACAGCACAGTATTACGATGATGACCTTGAGGGGGATTACGTGACGCTATATCGTGCCACGGATTTTATAAGTAAAGAGGTGTAAAAATAATGTATCACGGCATCAAATATAAAGGCTTACGCTATAAGCTTTTTTCTTTCCGTTGGAAACGAAAAAATCGCAATTGGAAGGATTGCCCGAAGAAGCGCAAGGCAATGAAAAAGGATTGGGAAATGAAGGTGAAAAATAATGGTAAAAAATAGGAAGAAGGATAACATTGACCTTATTTGCGAGGAGTTAACGAAATACAATGAACAACACGGAACATCGTACAGCTACGGCGAATATACAGCACTCGTCGGAATGGGAAAAATCAAAAGTAAGCACCGAAACAAAAGAGACATTGACCTGCCGCTCTTGTAAGGAATGCCGAGGGTACAAGTTTTGTGCAAGCAGAAGCAGGGATTATCCTTGCCTGTGTTTTACAGCTAAAAATGAAAGGTGACTACATATGAGAAGAGCAGATAAAGAATTTTTAAAAAGTCAGATAGAAAATTTAAAAGAATCCGCACACGAGCGTTTTGCGACAGTACTTATGCAGATTGATTATCTTAATCTTAAATTATTCAGAGCTGAAAAAGGCTGCAAAAAGCTCAGGGAAGAAAACAGAAGATTAAGAGCAGAAAATCAGATGCTCGAGGACAACATGGGGAATCTTTTGTGTACAAGAGAGGAAGAAATGAAGTACAACAGAGTGCTGAATGAAAACATCACAAAGCTGGCTGAGGTCAACGCACTTATGGCAGGTAAGCTCTCGGTGTATGAGCCTATTAAGAAGGCTGAATCTCAGCCCGATGAGACGGCTGACACAGCGGCAGAAGAATAATTAAGGCAACACCCTTGCTGCGTGCAAAATCCAATTTTAAAATCAAGAAATCAAACAATTTCCATATTCAAAACTAAAATCAAAAAGCAATGACTTCTTTTTTTGATTTTAGCTGTTACAAGAAGAGCCGAGGTAACGGTTCGACATATTGCAATAAAATAAGAACACACAATTGCATAGTGGCAAGGTTTGCAAAAAGCAGTAGCTCAATGGTCAGATGGGCTACTGCTTAGTTATATCTTTCAGTATTAATATTCTAAAGCAGAATAATAATCAGTCATAATTGAGGGAGCTGAAATGCTCCTTTAATATCCTGCTCAAATGATTATTTAAGCAGGGAAAACAGGAAATATATACTATAATAAAAGGTTATGCTATGTACACTTATAAGAGAACAATCAAAAGCGGAGATATGATTGAGGTTGAGTATTACCAGTCAATCAGAAAAATAGGCAAGAACTACGGCGGAAGGAAATCAAATAATTCTTTAAGTCCTGCCAAGATGAGAAAAGCAAACAAGCTCCGTGCAGTCAAGCATATGCAGAGGCTTATAAATGCAAACTTTGGGAGCGGTGATTTTTTCTGTCGCTTTTCTGCGCCGTATGGAACATATGAAACAGAAGAAGAGTTTCGCAAAGAGGTAGGCAAGTGGCTTTACAGAATAAATTACCGCCTGAAAAAGCAGGGCAAGGGCAGACTAAAGTACATAGCGTTTATTGAATGCGGTAAGTCGGGCAAGAATTGGCATATCCACATCATAGTCAGCAAAGAGGACAGGGAACTGCTGTCTGAACAATGGCCCTACGAAAACGGTCAGAACTTTACTCCGCTATATAAGAACGAGAATTTCAAAAAGTTAGCTGAGTACATAACAAAAGATTTGACCGGTAAAGAAGATGTTGATGCCGCACAAAAGCGGATGATGACAAGTCGCAATCTTACAAAGCCTGAATCGGTCACAAGAAAGGCGAAAAGAAAAGAGATTAGAGCCTTAGAGCGTGGAGAAATGATTGAAGCGCCCGAGGGGCATTATCTCATTGAGGACGATTACTCAATGAACTACTCGGATATCGGCGGTGCAAAATGGTATTTTTGTTTTTTGCCGATTACGCAGAGGCGAAAATGGTAAATAATGGTAAATTCAGACCGTGCGATGTACGGTCTTTTGGGGTTGCACAAAAATGAAGTATGCAGCGGAATAGATACAAAATCAAAGGAGAGATAAATTTGAAAGAAAACAAAGCCAAATGTCCGTTCTATTCTTACGACAGCCAAAGTAAAATTTGCTGTTTCGGGGCGGTGTTCAAGAGCAAGAGTACAACGCTGTTTTTTGATTCACCGCAAGACAAGGAAAATCACTTCAACGATTTTTGTGGGAGCTATTGTTGGAGGGGCTGTCCGCTGGCACAGACGATAATAAAAAATGAGTAAATAAAAACCCTCATCCGCCGTGAAAAGTGGATGAGGATTTTTATTATTTGTTATTGTTTTCTGTCGCAATCCTTTATTAATTTTTAAAAAACATAATATGCGAAAATTTTAAATCAATTCAAAAATTTTAGTTTCGTCACGGTTTTGCCTCTTGGTGAAACCGTGTTTTTGCATACCAATATTAGGCCCTGAAAAAAGTATGAAAAATCATTGAAAAAGTTTTAACTTTTATGCGAAGAGAAAAAAACATAAAATTAAAATACAGATTTGGCACGATTTGGCACGAAAAGGGCGGTGAGCTGATGAGCGATAAATTAAAATCACAGGCACAAAAAGCAGAATCAAAAACGAGGAAGAAGAAAACCGATGAACCGGAATTGATTGACTGGGCAACGGTCAAGGCTGAATATGTGAGCGGAACAATGTCAGCCGCCAAGCTCGCCGACAGATACGGTATAAGCGTGTCATCAATCAGCAAGAAGTGCGCGTCTGAGCATTGGCAGGAGCTGAGGCGGCAGAATCAGAGTGAAACCGCAAACAAAATAGCAGAGAAAATCAACACAGAGAAAGTGAAGAAAACCGTCAGAGAGATTGACAGAGTTGTGGCCGTTGCCTCAAAACTTATCACAAAGTTGAACAGAGCTGTTAATGAGCTTGACAAGGACGAGGAGCTCATCAAGAAGAAAGTAACGGTTAAAGCCGAAAAAAGCGAAGATGAGAAAACCGCAACAGCGGAAGAAGAATACAGATACGATTATGCAAAGCGAAAAACACTTGTAAATACAAAGCGAGCAGCGCAGATTTCAAAGAGTCTGCTCAATGTTCGTGACATACTCGCAGATTATACAACGGAACAGGACGAAGAGAACGCTCTCGGCATTATTGAAATCCCGATGCAGGAAGTAATGCAACCTCCCGAAGATGATGAGCAGGACGGTGAAAGCGTTGAGTAAAAAAGTCATATGGACTCCTCAGCCAAAGCAGAAAATAGCGTTGAGTCGTGGCGAAGATGAGATGCTATACGGCGGTGCTGCAGGTGGCGGTAAGACCGATTATCTTGTAGTCGAGGCGGCAAGGCAGGTGAATATACCCGAATACAGAGGGTTGATACTCCGTAGGGCTGTGCCTGACCTCGCACGAATTATTGACCAAACGAGGGCTATTTATCCGTCAATAGATAGGGGGGCAAGGTACAATGCAACAACAAGAGTGTGGACCTTTTCAAGCGACGCACAAATTAAGCTCGGCTCTTTATTTCGCACGAATGAAAAGTACAAGTATCAAGGTCAGCAATACGATTTTATTGGTTTTGACGAATTAACGCAGTTTACATTTGATGAGTACAGTTACCTTAAATCCCGAAATCGTGGTAACTGCAAGGCTACGAAGGTGTATATGCGGTCAACCGCTAACCCGGGAGGAGTAGGTCACGGCTGGGTGAAACAGTATTTTGTGACTGCCGGAACTCCGGGTGAAACAATATGGCTCAGCGACAAAGTAATTATGCCTGACGGCACGATCAAAAACTATTGGAGCAGCAAAGTCTTTATTACTGCGAGCGTGTTTGATAACAACGCGTTGATGAATAATGACCCCGATTATGTAAAGCGACTGGCACAGTTACCCGAGGCGGAGCGTAACGCCTTGCTCTACGGCTCGTGGGATAGTTTTGAGGGACAGGTTTTTACTGAGTGGATAGACAATAGAGAGCATTACAAAGACAGACGGTGGACGCATGTCATAGAACCGTTCAAAATTCCGCAAAGCTGGCGAATAATACGCTCATACGACTGGGGATATACAAGACCGTTTTCAGTCGGTTGGACTGCCGTTGACCAAGACGGCAGATTTTACCGAATAAGAGAACTGTACGGCTGCAAGAAGAATCAGCCGAACACAGGTGTACGCTGGCCAATCGAAAAGGTGGCACAAGAAATTCTTGCGATTGAAAATAATGACCCTCAAATTAAAGGCAGACAGATTTATGGTGTTGCTGATCCGGCTATCTTTGCAGAACAGGGCAGTGGCAAAAGTCAAGCTGCAACACACGCACAGTTGGGTGTGTTCTGGAATAAGGGCGACAACGCAAGACTTGCAGGTAAAATGCAGTTTCATTCACGGCTCGCGTTTGATGAAGAAGGTTATCCGATGTTTCAGTGTTTTAATACCTGCACAAATTTTATCAGAACAATTCCGAACCTTGTGTATTCGCAGATAGACACCGAAGATATTGACACTGAGGGCGAAGATCATATTTACGATGAGAGCCGTTACGGAATGATGACTTCAATTATTACACCGAAAGAAGTTGTGCTCCGTAATGCAAGGGCATTTGACCCATTGAATATAAGTCAAACACGATACTACAGATAGGAGATAAAACCAAAATGAGCAAAGTTAAACGAGATGAAAACGGTATGATTATGCCGGTTAAAAGCACATATCCAGCTCTGACCTCGGAAAAATCAAAGTTGAGCAATGTTTACGGTACAGGCAATAAGACTGATGAAGAACCGAAATCAGCCGAACAGGCAGAAAAAGAGAACGAGAGCAGCGGCAAGCCAATTGAACTTGACGAAATCCATGAGGCTATGCAGACCTTCCGCAAATATCAGAACAGCAAAAAGACGTATGATGAAAGATTTAAGCAGGCTTTCAGAGAATATAATCTGCTTTACACAGAGGCGACTGCACCGCAGATTAAAACTGACGATAACGGCAGGCCTCGAAAGATGCTTGTACCGCACCGCAAAGGTGCACAGGCCCTTAATGTAATCATGAACAAGCACGCTGACGCTATGGATAATTATCCCGAAATCATTTGTCTGCCGAGAGCAAAGGACGATGAACAGGCTGCAAAAACACTCAACAGCGTGATTCCGTGCATACATAAGCGCAACGGATTTATAAGGACCTACTCTGATGAACAGCTTGATAAGTTCGTAGGCGGTTGCGGTTGTTACGCAGTATTGTGGGACAAGACAGCGGAAAACGGACTGGGTGATATTGCTATCAGCCGTGTAGATATTCTCAATCTTTTTTGGGAACCGCATATTGAAAACATACAGGACAGTGCGAATGTATTCTTTGCCCGATATTTTGACGAGGAAGGAATCAGAAAGGTATATCCCGAGCTTGAAAGCGTTTCGACTGCATCTCTCGGACTTGTGGAACACGAAACCTACGACAACAGCAATAAGTCCAATGATAAAGTCATCTTACTTGACTGGTACTACAAAAAGAACGGCGAACTGCACCTCTGTAAATTCGTCGGTGAACACATTCTCTACTCTTCGGAAAACGAGGGCAAGCCGATTTACAACCACGGCAAATATCCGTTTGTACTTGAACCGATGTTCAGACTGCGAGATACTCCCGTGGGCTTCGGTTTTATGGATGTTGTGAGAGCACCACAGAATCAGCTGGATGAACTTAAACACGATATGCTTGTGAACATCAAAGTCAACTCACAGCCGAGAGTGTACGCAAATACAGGCGTCGGAGTGAACAATGATGATATGACCGACCTTGACAAGACGGTAATTGAAGTCAACGGACAGTTGCAGGGTAACATTGCACCGGTTGAATCAAAAGAGCTTGCCTCGGGCGCATGGAGCTTGTACGACAGGCTCTCTAATGAAATCAAAGAAACTTCTGCTACGAATGACGCGAGTAATGGAGCAAGTGCGGCAGGTGTTACAAGCGGTTCGGCAATTGCGGCATTGCAAGAGGCAGGCGGAAAAGTAAGCAGAGACTCGAATAAACTTGCACAGGAAGCAATGACGGAGCTTGCACAGTTGGAAATTGAACTGATGAGGCAGTTTTATAACTTGCCGAGAATTTTCAGAATCACTGGTGAAAACAATCAGACTACATATGAGGAGTTTGACAATACAGACCTCAGAAAACAGCCGTTGACATATACAGACACAGACGGTCAGACGGTAAACTATACCGACGAGGACGGCAACATACTTGAACGACTGCCGATTTTCGATATTGACGTGAAGGCGCAAAAGGCAAGCCCGTTTGCAACAGCGGCACAAAATGAAATGATGATGAATCTGTTCCAGATGGGCGCGTTCAATCCGCAGGCGGCTGATGCCACACTCGTAATGCTTGACGGCATGACATTTGAGGGCAAAGAAAAACTGATTGAGAAAATCAAGCAGAATCAGACCTTATCACAGGCTGTGCAGAAACTTTCAAACAAGGTGCAGATGCTTGAGGCAATTAACGCAAGCAGAACAGCGGCAGATGTGCAGAATGCTATGCCGAGCGAAAATGCACAGACCGCACAGCAGACACCGCCACAGCCAGAAAGCGAGGCAACAATGTGATTGAAGTAACATTGATTGACAGCGGAAATCTGATATATTTTGAAAGCAAAGGACACGGCTCACATGATGTGTGTGTTGCCGTGAGTGCTTTATGTTCTACATTTTTGCAATACGTGCGTGAAATGCAGGACGAAAACAATGTGACGATAGTCAATGAAATCTATGGAAACGGTCACACGGAATCAGAGTTTTATATTGTCAGTTCAGATGCCGAAGTCCGACACGGCATTAAAGCACTATGGACGGGATTTGAACTTTATGCCGAGAATTATCCTGATGAAATAGATTTAAACTTTGATGACGGCAACCCGAAATAAAGTTTAAAATCAACAAGAGTTTTAACTTTTTTTGAAAAATTAAGGTTGATATAATTAAAATATAAGGTCGCAGTAGTGGGACTGCATTAAGACCTGACACCTCGGAAAGACGAGAGAGACACCGCGGATAGACGCGAGAAATGAGGTTCTTATGAACGACAAATTTATAAATCTTATCGTAAATCTGCATGACGGCGACACAGCAGGCGCAGCTGACGGCGGAGGCGGAAACGGTGAGAGCGGTGATGCCACAAGCACCGAAAACAACATAAGCCGCGAAACAAGAGAGAGAGCTGAGAGAATCGGCATAGGTGACGACCTTATCGACGATTACAATAAGGCTTTCGGCAACGGCAATCAGAATCAGAATAATAACGCAGAAGGCGAAAACAACAGCACAGACACAGACGACGAAGAAAACTTAGAAGAAGAGTTTGAAAAGCTGATTAAAGGTAAATTCAAAAATGTGTATCAGAACAGAGCGCAGTCTTTGTTTAAGGACAGAATGTCAACCAAAAACAAGCAGATTTCAGATATGCAGAAAAAAGAAAATACCGGCAATCAGATTTTCGCTCTTATTGCAAACAAATACAATGTACAGCCCGATGACCTTGACGGTCTTCTCAAAGCCGTGTCAGAGGATAAGGATTTGTTCGCAGAAAAGGCTCTTGCCGCAGGAGTAACGACAGAAGAGGCACGCAACGACTTTTTCAAGCAGCAGAAAACAAATGCACAGGAAGAAGAGCTTGAAACCCTCCGAAGAGAAAAAGCCGCAAGAGAGCTTGACACGCATTTAAGGTCAATTGCAGCGGAAACGCAGAAGGAATTTCCAAACTTCAACCTTGAAGAGGAATTTCAAAATTCGTCATTCAGAACAGCTCTTGACTTTATTGCTCAACAGAGAAATGAACAGAACGAAAAGACAGGTCGTAATGATGAAATTTATGATTTGACTACTGCGTACAAAATGGCGCATTTTGATGAATTGCAGAAAGACCTTGTAAAGCGTTCAAGCTCTGCCGCAATCAGTGCGGCGGCACAGTCAATTCAGAGTGGTGCAAGACGACCAACCGAAAATGCGGTCAAGAAAAGCGGTACAACCACGCAGAGAAAGAGCGTGGAAGATATGTCTGACGCTGAATTTGATGCCTTTTACGAGAAAGTAAGACGAGGCGAGGCACACCTCTAATGCCTTGCCGAAAGGAAGGTACATATGAAAAGCAAGATTATTAAGCTTATTATCAACATTCACGATAATACGGTTGATGCGGGCGGTGTGAACAAGTCAAACGGCTATGTTTACAATGCTTACGGCAACACAACATCAACCTCGGGAAATGATTGGACTCCCGAAAAGGCCACATTCTATCACAAAGTATTCCTCAAAAACTTGACAGCAAAATGCGTTCACGGTCAGTTTGGTGAGCATGACACAATTCCGAAACAGTCGGGCAACATCTACAACAAGAGAGGTATTTCACCGTACCCGACAGTAACAACACCGTTGCAGGAAGGCATTACTCCTGTCGGCAATAAGATGAGCTTCTACTATGTTGAGATTGCGGTGAACCAGTACGGCGCATATACACCTATCACAGACTGGGCAAGTTTTTGCAGCCGTGATAATGTGATGACAAAGGACAGTGAGGAGCTTGCTTCACAGGCAGGACGCTCAATTGAAGAGATTGACCGTGAGGCTCTTAATGCCGGAACAAGCGTAATCTATGCACCGGCTGTAGGCTCTGACGGTGCGGTTACAGAGGTTGCAAGTCGTGCGGCAATTACGGCGAACAGTAAGCTCACAATTGACACCATTTTCAAAGCGCTGAACTATCTCGAATGTCAGAACGCTGAGCCTATCGGTGAGAACTATGTCGCTGTTGTACACCCGAATGTTAAGTACGACATCATCAGTAACAAGGATTTCATCAGCGTAGTTAAGTATGCTCACGCAGACAAGATTTTCAAAGGGGAAATCGGTACAATCGGTAATGTTAAGTTTGTACAGTCGAACTTTGCGAAAGTGTTCAAGGGTGCGGGCGCAAGCAAGATTGATGTGTATTCAACGCTTGTGTTCGGTAAGGACGCATATGTTACCGTTGAGATTGAGGGCGAAGGCACTCAGACAATCGTTAAGGGCTTTGGCTCAGGCGGTACATCTGACCCACTCGACCAGAGAGCGACTCAGGGTTGGAAAACAACTCACGGCGTCGGCATTATCGGTCAGACCAGAATGGTGAGAATTGAAACAGCTTCTTCACTTAACACCGTAGCACAGACAGCTTCTCCGGCTGTAGCGTGATTGGGAGGTATAACCTATGGCAACAACAAAGAAAGCCGCAGAGACGGCAGAAAATACAGAAGTATCGGCAGCGGAAACTACTGCCGATACCGTAACAATTGAAAAATCTCAGCTTGATAAGCTTCTTGGAATGTATGACGAGTTGCAGGAAATCAAGAAGAGTATGCCGATCGACCGCAAGGCGGAAAAAATCAAGCAGGACAAGGAACTTGCAAAGCTGATTGAAAAGGCAAACAAGGAAAGTGAAGAACTTGTTGAGTACATCGCTCCTACAGGTTCAATGAAGTCAAACAAGAATATTGAGGTCAATATCAACGGTGTGCAGTACACTGTTCCGAGAGGTGTTAAAACGAACATTCCACGCAAGGTTGCGGAGATTATTGACAACTCAATTAAGCAGGCTGAATTCGCGCAGGGCGTGCAGGATAAGGCTGCCGAGATCGCTCAGCAGGCAATTGCCGAGGGCAGAATCTAATTCAATAACAAGGAATAAATTGTACTCCTTACACAAAATTCGCAGAAGGGCGGGGGCGGTAGCTTCCGCCTTTTTGCGTTTTTGCGTACACAGATATTAGAGAGGTGATTATATGACACTTGACAAGGTAATTGAAAGAGTGAGGAATCTTAAAAGCGGATATGATGTGTCCGATGAGGACATTATAAGTTATATTAATGAGGTAGAAATGGAAATCATCAGCAATGTAATAAGTAATCGCGAAGGCGATAATTACATAGTTGGAACATACGGAAACTATCTGATTGACACGGACCGTGACTTTGAACTGCTTGCCCCTGCTCCATACGACAGAATGTATGAGGTTTATTGTGCGGCACAGATTGACAGGGATTACGAAGAGGCCGAGAGATATTCGGTTGATATGAGCGTATATAATCAGCTGAGGCAGGATTTTGGTGTGTTCTGGTTTAAAACGCACCCGCAAAAGAAACGATATAACTTTCACATTGGATAGGCGGTGAAATAATGCTACCCGAATTAAACATACCGAGGAGAGACACAACGAGTATCAGTGTGTTCAGAGGACTTAACCGAAGTCCGAACACAGGCTTTTCAAGGGTTTCAAGCTCATCAAGCAGTATTTACACAGAGTTCAAAGATTTTAAAAATATGACTTCTGATAAATACCCACAGCTTGCACCGAGAGCAAACCGCTCCCGAATTACTTCCGATAGCCAAATCAAAATCATCTCAAATCTTTTGTCGGCTAACTCAGGTTTGATTTATATTGACTCAGACAAAAATCTGCATATCGGGGCAGAGGTCACAAAGATTGATGAGATTGATGCGGCAAAACAGCACCATATTGTTTTATACGGCAACAAGGTTGTAGTATTCCCCGAGAAATTCTCGGTTAATATGAGCAACAAAAAGGTGACTATGATTGATTGCCGGAACAAAGATTCGAGCACACAAGTAGAAACAAAGAGTAATTGGCAACTTGATGCCTCGACATATGATTACGCATATTTGTTATGTTCAATTACACGGTCACATTATGACGCAAGTGTGAACAAGAATTATCGACCGAGCGTAACTTTATATACCAGCAACGATTTAACTGACACCAAATATCAGTTGACAAGTAATAAAGACATGGTTGATATATTCAGCTTAAATGATATTAGGATAGGCACGGTAATTGAGAGTTATAACAACTTTTACTCTGTTATCGGAATTGAAAAGAAGGACAGTACATTTAAAAAGAATAGGCTTTTGAATTTCAAAAAGTTATCTCAAAAGTTTAATTATACGACAATAAGAGCCAAAAACATTGGATTGCATATTGAAGTTGGAGATTTTGTGAAGATAAGCGGATTAACTGACTCTCTTGTCAGCACAGATGCCGAAAGCTACGCCGATGAGAGTTATATTGAAAACCTTAACGAAAAAACTTTCAAGGTTTATTACGTTTCCAAAAATGAGCTTGTAATCAAGTGCGAATTGGAATCAAGCGTGCCGTACACAGGTACAGTCACAGTTGAAAGAATCTCTCCCAATTTTGATGAGGGAAAAATTGTTGAAATGCAAAACCGCTTGTGGTGTTGCTCCTCAGACAAAAACGAAATTTATTGTTGTAAACAAGGCGATGAGCGCAACTGGCAGGCATACAGTGACGGAATCAGTACAGACAGCTGGGCTATGACCTGCGGTAAAGAAGGAAAGTTTACAGGGATTGCAACACGAGGCGACAGCGTTATTTTCTTCAAAGAAAACTACGCATTAAAAATCTACGGAACAAAGCCGAGCAATTTTACCCTTGCAGAATACAATGTGCCGGGTGTCGCAATCGGAAGCGAAAAGAGCCTTGTCAACATTAACTCAACCTTATTTTATCTTGGCCATAACGGTGTATATGCCTATCAGAGCGGTAGCCTGCCGGCACTCATAAGCGAAGAATCTTTGTGGGGACATACTTATAAGAACGCAGTCGGCGGCAGACACGGAAATAAATACTACATATCTGCCGAAAGAGATGACGGAGAGCAGGAACTTCTTGTGTACGATACCGACAAAGGCTTGTGGCACAAGGAAGACGACGCAAAGATGATTGACTGCACCACATACAACGGTGTTCTGTATTGGCTTGACGATACCAAAGAAAACATTATGTGTCCTGATAAAGCGGACAATCTTCTTGTTGACAATACGAAATATGAGTATCAACAGGAAGAGTGCTTTGAGTGGTCTGCTGAAACAGGCGACCTTTACGACGGCGAATTTAATGTGAAAAATATCGGAAAAATCCGAATCGGCATTAAAGCTGAAAAGGGAGCAAAGGTCAGCTTGTTTGTACAATACAAGGACAACGGCGAATGGCGGAAAGTCAGCGAAATGCTGTACAGCGAGAAAAAGCCGAGAGTATTCGCCGTAGCTTTACGCAGAGCGGAATATTTAAGGCTTAAACTTGTAGGAACGGGACAGGTCGAAATTTACGGAATTGATATTGAGCACAGCAGAGGAAGTGATAAGCGTGGCAACATTTAAACTTGATCCGCCCCCTTCAACAAATGACATGGGAGAAATGCGGAACTATCTAAACGATATGTACGAACAGCTGGCTTTCGTGCTCAGTAATATTGACAGCGACAACATAACAGATGATTTTCTATCCGCAATCGGACAGTCACAAAAAGGAAGTGAAAAATAATGGCTTATACATACAAGGTTTACGGCACAGGCGATGTTGACAATGCGGTTAATAACTATAACCGTGTTGCCTCATCAGCTCCGACATACGCTGACAGTTACGACACAAGACAGGCTCGTCAGCAGGCTGACAACTACGCTAATTCCTACACGGATAAAATCAATAAGGGATATACGAGCAAGTACAAGGGAGCGATTGACGAGCTTGCCAATCAGTACCAAAAGAATAAATTTGACTGGACTCCCGAAAATTCTTCTGAATATCAAAAGGCGAAAGAAAAATATACCCGTGAGGGTAAGGTTGCACAGGAAAATGTACAAGGAAGTTATGCAGCTAACACAGGCGGTTACAGTAACACTTATGCACAGGCGGCAGGACAAAAGGCATTCGGCGAGTATATGGACGAGCTTGCAAACAAGGTACCAACACTAAAAAATGAAGCCTACAAGAGTTATCAGCAACAGCAGGAAGATACACTAAACAGAATCGGCGTATTGCAGAACCTTGATAACACGCAATATCAGCGTTACAGGGACAGCGTAACGGATGATTACGACTTTATGACCTATTACGAAAACAAGTACGGCACAAGCAAAGGCCTTGATATGAGCAACTTTCAGAACGAACTCGCTCACTGGCAGACACAAATGTCAGCGGCACAGAGTAATCTTTCAGACATCAGAAGTCTTGCCGAGGCACAGTATGAACACAACACATTGAGTGCCGACACAAGGTCAAGTATTGACAGCCAGCGCAGACAGTCGGACGCTTATTACAATTATCTGAACAGTCAGGTAAAAATAAAGTGAGGTGAGAAAATTGAGTGTGAACAGTGAAGAAAAAATTTATAATGACCTGATGAATGAAGTACCAAGTCAGACGGTGAGCGGTGACACTAAGCAGAGTGCCGCCGCTCTTGCGGGTGCAGAATCGACAGCGACAGGACAGGCTGACAACTATAAAAGCACTTACAGCGGTAAGTTAGATGACGCCATAAGTAACTATCTGACAGGCAGAGGATTTGAATATGATCCGACGCAAGACAAGGCATATCAGCAGTACCGCAAGGAATTTGCACAGAATGCCGCTATGGCACGAGATACGAGCCGTAACACAGCTAATCAGCTTTCAGGCGGTTACAATCCTACCTATGCCGATACTGTCGCAGACGAGGTCTACAATGACCGTATGGGGAATATAAGCGATGCGGAAAGCACATTTAAGGGGCTTGCACAACAGGACTATCAGGCAAAGCAGGAGAAAAACGCAAATGTGCTTAACCTTTACAATACGCTTGAGGGTACGGATTACAGCCGTAATCGTGACACGGTAGGAGACTACAAGAACTATCTTAATCTTCTTGCAAGCAGGTACTCAACCGACAGACAGGCAGATGTCAACCTTGACAGTGCTAACAATGATGTTTACTCAGCAAAACTTAACGGAGCAGTAAATAATCTCTCATCAGCAAGAGCAGCAGACAGTCAGCGTTATTTGTATGACACGGTAAGTGCCAATCAGCTTGCACAAAATGCACAGGCTGAAAGAGAAAACGCTCAGAAGATTGAATACGATAAAAATAAATCTGCTTATGACGCTTATGTTAAGGCTCAGACAGAGTTGGCAAAAGAACAGAAAGCTGCACAGGAGAAAGAGGATAACCGCAGATACAGAGCGGCATATGATAAGTTCGTAGATGCATATGACCTTAAAAATGCTAAGTATGAATACAAGGTCGGTCAGCTTGCACAGGGCTATTATAACGGCTACATCACGCTTGACGAAATGGACTATATTGCCGATAAGCTCAATGTCAGCACGGCTGACCTGACAAGCACGCTTGACAGGATGAGCAAAAACGGTGGAACGCTTAATGATGACCACTACGGCGGTCCGAACTCAATGAGTATCGGTAAAAACACTGATTATTTTCAAACGTCAACTTCAAGAGTTACTACGGACGAAAACGGAAAAACAAAATATTTATCGGAAAAAGAGTGGAACGAACTACCGATAAATAAGAAGAAAAAGTGAGGACTGTATATATGGCACAGCAAAGAAAAAGAACCGCAGGCGACGATTTAAGAGATTTTAAAGCAGGCAAAATCAGCGGAAACTTTTATCACAACGGTATTGACCGTTCGGATAATTATATTCAGCATACATCAGCACCGAGGTATATAACCGATGAAAACGGAAAAACGCAGGTGGCTTCATATAACGAATGGATTCAGCAGGAAGTATTTCAGCATCAACACGATTTACCAAACGACACAAGTTCGACATCATCAAATAATAAAACAGCGACAAATGATATTTCTGTAAAAAGCAGTAACAATACTTCTTCAAGTGCAGGCTCGGATATTAAATCCTTTTTTAGTGGAAATTTGAATAATGCGAACAGCTCCGCAGAGGATTTGAAGGACGCAATTAAAAACCCGAACAAGTCTTTGAATGATAGAGTTAAAGGACTTACATACATGTATAATGCTGCGGTTGCAACCGGTGACAACAAAACAGCCGAGAAAATGCAGAAAGAATATGATGAACTTGCCGACAGGGTTAATAAGCAGACGGAAATAAACCGACATAACGCTAAGGAATATGCGCGCAGTCAATCTTTAAAAGGTATGACCGAAGAAAGAAAAGCATTAGTTGATGAACGCAACAAGTATGCACTTGATAACGGACTTGTAACCTCTACAGGTATTGATACAAGAAAAAAGGATAGGTATAAAGTTTATTCAGAGTACAATTCAAAAATTGATGAGCTTGACAAACAGATTGCAGAAAAGCAGAGAAACGGCGAGTATGATTTAAGTGATTCGCAGAAAGCTGTTCTTGCCGATATTGGCAACAAAGCAAACAAACTTACGGAAAGTTTTGAAAACAAATATAAAAACTCAACGCTTGAGCAGAGGCTTAATGCGAGATTGCACGCAACAACAAGTGAGCTTAACTGGCTTAATAAGCATATGTATGACAATGCCACAAGCGAAGAACTTGAAAAATACAACCGGGAACTGAGCAAAGAATACGAAAATCTGTATGACAGAGGAACAACAGGTACAGACGAAAACAAAGAAGCAAGACGCAGGAATATTGAAGATGAACAGGATAAAAT